ATGGAGAGTAAAGAGTGGGTTTGGGATAACGGTGTATTGTTAGAGAAAGATATTGAAGCTTGGAAGAGTGAAATTCAGAAGGCCAAAAGTCATGCATTAGCAGAAGCCAAGGTCAAAGTATTTAAGAATTTTCTTGGAAAACTTTAATATTATAAATATCAATAGTAAAAGAAAAAAATTAATTTTTTTTAAGATTAAACTAAAGGGAGATATCTCAAATGTCCGAAACAGAAGTTAAAAACTTAGAGGCGTTAGAGGCTGAGGCTGTTGCAGAAGCAGCTGCGGATGCACCTAAGAAGAATGCTGTTGCGGCTGAGCCTTCTCATATCGCAAGCATGAATAATGCAGAAGATTTAGGTCCAGCTGTAGTTAAACCTACTGACAGCAATCCAGACGCAACTAAAAAGTCTAAAAAAGTTTCTGACCAGATTAGCGCTACTGCTGATAAAGGTGGTTCACCTGACACAGCTGGGAAACCTGACACGGATGCCGGTGTTACTAAAGTATCACATCCAGGTCAAAGCACTAAGACAGAAGAAACGGATTCTGATGAGAATATCGTAAACGAAGGTGAAATGCCTGACGGGTTAAAAAAATATTTAGCCAAGAAGGATGATAAGAAAGACGACAAAGAAGAAGGTTACGGTTCAATGAACGCTTCAAAACACAAGATGAAGAAAGAAGAAATTGATGTAACTGAACATGTTGACGCTCTTATCGCCGGAGAAGACGATTTATCAGAAGAATTTAAAACTAAGGCTGCTACAGTATTCGAAGCTGCTATCAAATCAAAGGTAACAGAAATCGAAGAATACTTAGAAGCTGATTACAACAAGAAATTCGAAGAAGAAATTTCGAAATCTAAAGATGAGTTAGTTGAAAAAGTGGATTCATACTTGAACTATGTAGTTGAAGAATGGATGAAAGACAACGAACTTGCTTTGGAAAAAGGAATTAAAGGCGAAATCGCTGAAGATTTCATTTCAGGTTTGAAAAAACTGTTTGAAGACCACTACATTGATGTACCAGATGAAAAGTACAATGTGTTAGAGGACCAAGCAGGTAAAATCGAAGACCTTGAAAAGAAACTCAACGAGCAAATCGAAAAGAATGTCGTACTTAACAAATCAAACTTTGATTATGTCCAAAAGGCAATCGTAGCTGAAGCTGCGGAAGGAAGAATTCAAAACTAAAATAGCGACTATTAAGGAAAGTTATTTTGGTAAGAAGACTACAGTAAGTGAAGAGCTTGATGATGTGGCGGCAGGTGAGAATTCAGTTTTAACTGAAGACTTATCAAATGCAATGGCTGCTTATACTGCTGCTATAAGTAAAACTAAAGACATGAAAATTGTCAATAATAAATAAATAGGAGAGAGAAACAATGTATCTTTCAGAAACACATGAAAAGAAATGGCAGCCTGTATTAGAGCATCCGGATTTACCAGAAATCAAGGACTCTTACAGACGAGCCGTTACATCTGTTATCTTGGAAAACCAAGAACAAGCCCTTAAAGAAGATAGAGCTTACATGACAGAAGCTGCTCCAACAAATGCGACTGGCTCTAATGTTGCAAATTGGGATCCAATCCTAATTTCATTAGTTAGAAGAGCTATGCCGAATTTGATTGCATACGATATCGCTGGCGTTCAGCCAATGACTGGTCCAACTGGACTTATCTTTGCAATGAGAAGCAGATATACTAACCAAACAGGCAATGAAGCAATGTTTGACGAAGCAGACACAGACTTCTCAGGAAGAAATGCTGCTGGTTCAAGCACAAACACTGGGTACTCACAAAGTGCTCACTCAGCTTCACCTAACAACAATCCAGGTGCTCTAAATGATAGTCCATCTGCCGGTACATATACTACTGGTGGTGCTATGACTACAGCAGCTGCTGAAGCCCTAGGCGATGACAGCGGTAACGCTTTCGCTGAGATGGCATTCTCAATTGAGAAATCAACTGTGACTGCTAAATCAAGAGCTTTAAAAGCTGAGTACACTATGGAACTTGCACAAGACCTTAAAGCAATTCACGGTTTAGATGCTGAAACAGAACTAGCAAATATCTTATCTGCTGAAATCCTTGCGGAAATCAACAGAGAAGTTGTAAGAACTGTTTACATCAACGCTGAGAAAGGCGCAGCTGCAAACACTACTACTGCTGGTATCTTTGATTTAGATACTGATAGTAACGGTAGATGGTCAGTTGAAAGATTTAAAGGTCTTATGTTCCAACTGGAAAGAGATGCTAACAGAATTGCACAAAGAACAAGAAGAGGAAAAGGTAACATGATTATCTGTTCTTCAGATGTTGCTAGTGCGCTTCAAATGGCAGGTGTATTAGATTACACTCCAGCTCTTAACAACAATCTAAATGTTGATGACACAGGCAATACTTTTGCTGGTGTTCTTAACGGCAGATACAAAGTATATATTGACCCATATAGTGCAAACTCATCAGCTACACAATACTATGTTGTAGGCTACAAAGGTACTTCACCTTACGATGCAGGTATGTTCTATTGTCCATATGTTCCACTACAAATGGTGAGAGCAGTTGGTCAAGATACTTTCCAACCGAAAATTGGCTTCAAGACTAGATATGGTCTTATTGCTAACCCATTTGCTGAAACAGGTGCCGCTTCAGGTGCAGTATCAGCAGTTGACGGACCTGGTTCTGCTAACGCAAACAGATACTACCAAAGAGTTAAAGTTACTAACCTTATGTAATATCAGTAAGCGTTGTTTAATCAACACTTCGAAAAAGGGCGGCCTTAAACAGTCGCCCTTTTTTTTGGCCTTCCTCCTACTTGTATAAATAGTAGTATGACAACAACATCTAGTTACAACAGACAACCAACTAAACTGGACTATGCAAGTCCTACTCAGTTTAAGTTTCAGATGAGTAAACTACCAAAGGTAGAATACTTCTGTACTCAAGCACAGGTTCCCGGCGTTTCAATGCAATTCTCGGACCAGAAAACACCTCTGGCTGACATACCATTACCTGGAGAAAAGATAGATTTCGAAGCACTATCAATTACTTTCATTGTAGATGAGAACTTAGAAAACTATAAAGAGATACATGGTTGGATAATGGGTATTGGTTTTCCTAAAGATTATGCACAAACTAGAGATTTACTAGGAGCAGGAGCAGACAGATTTCCTACTACAACAGGTGCAAATCTACAAACGGATCCTGGTAAAGTAAAATATGGACCAACTGCCATTGGTGGTATCTATTCAGATGCTACACTGTTAATATTGTCAAGTAAGAATAGACCTGTTACCGAGGTAAGATTTTCAGAAGTCTTTCCTACAGCGTTATCAGGTTTACAATATAGTCAAACAGCCACAGATGTAGAGTACCTAACGGCAACTGTAACCTTACAGTATAGACTATATGAATTTGCGAATGTGAACGCATCATCTACTACAGTTACAAGCTCTTAAAAGCTTTACATTTTAGTTGAATTGTGTTATTATGGAGTATTAAATTGGAGATATTATGGACCTTGAACAACTACAAAATCAAGCAGAAAAAGACCTCGTAATCAATGACACAGAGCTTGATTTAGAGGCACTAAAAACACCTCAAATATACAATAAGTATATGAAACACCTCACTAAGTTTAAACTTATGCACAGTAGAGCAGAAGGAGATTTTGCTGTTACTAAAAGAAACTTATGGGAATATTACACAGGCAAAGCAGACGCCATAGTGTATCAACAGAAACCTTTTGACTTAAAAATACTTAAACAAGATGTTGATAAGTATATTGAAAGTGACGAAGCTTATATACAAGCAAAACAAAAAATGGATTATCTTTCTACAGTAATAGATTTTTTAGATAGAACAATTAAGCAAATTGGTGGCAGAGATTGGACTATTAGAAATGCTATTGAATGGAGAAAGTTTACAAGCGGAGCAATCTAGTGGTAGACAAATATATAAAAGAACAATTATTTCCTACAGAGATTTATATTTGTGATGATGTATTAGAAGAAGAGTATATCGACAGTATGAAAGAAGACATACTAAAAACTTCTACAGATAGAGAAAACTGGCAATCAGACCCTAAGTTACATCTACAACCAAAATATAAAGAACTTTCTAATAAGGTAATTAATGCATCTAAGTTGGTGTTTAAAGATAAGAGTTATATCTATGATACATTTGAAATCACAGATATGTGGTCAAACATTTTAAAACCTGGAGAAAATCATAAACCACATACTCACTCTAATAATATTTTGAGTGGTGTATATTATGTACATTCAGACATGGCTGCCGGTATACAATTTTTTGACCCTAGACCAGCGGCCGGTGTTTTAAATCCACAAGTAAAAGGGTTTACAAAATCAAATGCTACAGCATGGGAACTATCATCAACAACAAACAGAATGATATTGTTTCCGTCTTGGTTGCAACATTTAGTACCTATAAATAAATCCAAGAGTAATAGAATAAGTATTGCATTTAATGTTATGTTAAAAGGTATTGTAGGTCAATCTACAGATTACCAATCAGCGGAATTCTAAATTGAGATATATAATCATAAGTAAGAAGAATGATGTTCACTTGCAAATTGAAGCAGATGAAGATATAAGAAGAGAGTTAGGTTCTTTCTTTACCTTTGAGGTGCCTGGTTTTAAGTTTATGCCTCAGTATAGGGCAAGACAATGGGACGGTAAGATTAGATTATTCTCTTATCAGACAGGACAAATCTATGTTGGTCTATATGAGTATATACTTAAATGGTGTGAAGACAATGATGTAAGAGTTGTCGATGACACTAAGATAAAAGATAATGATGTCAGCGAAAAGAAAGTTGATGCATTTATCAAGGCTTTAAAGATACCTTTCGAAGCCAGAGATTATCAAAAGGAGGCGTTTATACATGCAGTTAAAAAGAATAGAACTTTATTACTTTCACCCACAGCTAGTGGAAAATCTCTTATTGTCTATCTTCTTGTTAGGTTTAACATTCTTCGGTTAAAAGAAAAGAAGAAGAAAATATTAATTGTAGTACCAACAACATCACTAGTTGAACAGTTGTTTAAAGATTTCAAAGACTACGGTTGGAATCCAGAAAGAAATGTACATAGAATATATCAAGGCCATGATAAAGAAACAAATAAACCTGTAATCATATCTACATGGCAATCAATATATAAACAACCAAAGAAATGGTTTGAAGATGTTGGTATGGTAATTGGTGACGAAGCACACCTATTCAAAGCTGTTTCATTAACTAAAATTTTATCTAAATTAGAAAAATGTCCATACAGAGTAGGTCTAACAGGAACCTTAGACGGTTCAGCAACACACAAACTAGTGCTAGAAGGACTTTTTGGTACAGTAAACAAAGTAGTATCAACATCCGAACTACAAGACAAAGGAAATTTGGCAGGATTAAAGATATATTGTTTAGTATTAAAACATGGACCGGCCGAGTGTAAACATGCTAGTGGTATGACCTTTCAGGAAGAAATGGATTATATAGTACAAGCAGAGAAAAGAAACAAATACATAGTGAACTTGGCTTCTGGCCTCCAAGGTAATACACTTTGTTTGTTTCAGTATGTAGAAAAACATGGTGCTCAATTGTATGCAGATATAACTAAAAAGGCCACAGACAAAAAAGTTTTTTATGTTTATGGAGGAGTTGAAACAAGTGATAGAGAAAAGATTAGAGAGGTTACGGAAAAAAGTGACAACGCTATTATCGTGGCAAGCTACGGAACCTTTAGTACCGGTATTAATATTCGTAATTTACACAATATCATCTTTGCTAGTCCTAGTAAATCTAGGATAAGGAATTTGCAATCTATTGGTCGTGGTTTAAGACTTAAAGATAACAAAGGTGATGCAACTTTATATGATATTTCAGATGATTTATCTTATAACGACAAAGACAATTACACACTTAACCATTTCCGTGAAAGGATAAATATATACAATGAAGAAGATTTTGATTACGAAATCCATAATGTGGAGTTAAACAATGCAAAACATTAATATAAAAGATATAAAGGTCGTTAAACTAGTTAATGGTGATGATGTTCTATGTTATCTTCCAACTGGTGACGAACAGTTGCCAGAAAAAGGACCTTTGTTAAGACTAGTTAAACCATTGCAGATTAGGTATGTTCCTTCTTTTACAGAAGAGGGACTAAGGGACTATATTGCCTTATCAAAATGGGCAGCCTACACCACCGATAAAGTTGTTACTATTCCTAAAGATAAAATAATGACAGTCACTAATGCAACATTAGAAATGACTAGAAGTTGGCATAATCTCTCAGCTGATTATGAGAATGCCAGGCAATTTAATACGGGTGGGACGCCGGAACAAGTTAAGTTAAGTGATGATGAGAACAGAGAATTAAATAAAATATTCGATGAATTTGACAGTGGTGACGGAGAGCCTCCGACTAAACACTAGGTATAGGTACTCTTATCAAAGCGGACACCGCTATTATACACACCAGAATTCCAATGTCAACCGTGGAATGAAATGAAATTGAAAAAAATAAAATCAATCCAAGCTTGACAATAGGATAGATTTATTGTATTATGATTAACAAATGGAGATATTATGGCTGCAAAAAAAGAACACTATGTAAACAATAAAGATTTTCTGGAGGCAATGACTAACTACAGAAACAGTTGTTTAGAAGCAGAGAAGAATGGCAAAACAAAACCACCAGTAACAGATTATATTGGTAGTTGTTTTTTAAAGATTGCTAATCATCTTTCTTATAGACCAAACTTTATTAATTACACCTATAGAGATGATATGATATCAGACGGTATTGAAAACTGTTTGATGTATCTACACAATTTCAATCCAGAAACATCTAATAATCCTTTCGCATATTTTACACAGATAATTTATTATGCGTTTATTCG